TCTAGTACCTGATCTTTAATAAATTCCAAATCATTAGCACCAGTATATTTCCAAGCATCTTTAAGATGTGCTATAATTTGTGTTTTTAATACATCATGATCTACTGTATCTAATCTAACCTTTAATACTTCTAATGTAGGAGGACTTTTATATTCGGCGTGGTATTCTAAAATTGTAGTTACAATCCAATTATTTGCATCAGATTCAAAATAAGTAGGTGATAAAATATCTACTATTTGTTGTATAAATATTTTATCAGTGAGCAATATGGTAATCACCTTTATTTGAAAACTATAACCATACGAACTAAGTCTGTCTGTCATACCTATATTATAATAAATTTATTTCAATTATCCTAGTTTTTTCGTAACGTTCTGTAAGCATTAAGAGTATTAAAGGAAGTATTTAGCCAAGTATCAATATCTTTAATGATACTAAACATTTTGTCCGCCATGAACATTTTTTTGAACCCAAAGGTATTGAGTTTATTGATTGGTTGATTCACTCTGTCAGATATTAACATTTTAATATTCCCGGAAATGTCGACTTGCTTTAATTGCATTAATTTTTCGTTAAGGAATATTTGATCTTTACATTCCAATACACGATCATAAATTTTATATTTTGTATCTTTTGCTTCTTTTGTAGCGTAATCTAAAATTTCTGATAATTGTACTTTATCATCTGCTACCAATGGAAAATATTTTATCAATGATTTTAACGCAACTCCTTTTACTCCAGGAATGTTATCGGTAGTATCTCCTGCAAATATTCTGTATAATAAATAGTTATCAGCTGGTAATCCTGTCTCTTCCTTAAGTAATTCTGGTGTATATAATTTCTTTTTAATCGGACTCCAGACAGAAATCCTATCATTAACTAGTTGTAAAAAATCTCTATCCGTAGATACTATCTTTACTTTTTGTTCCGGTAATGTAAAAATCTCATTTGCAATATACGCTATGGCGTCATCGGCCTCAATATTATCAATTGATAATGATAGTATTGGTAAAAAATCTAAATATTCTGCTACCCGTGCAAATTGTTTGTACATTGAAGCTTGTTCTTCATCATGTGATAAAAATTCATCATACCTATTAAATTTAGTTTTTACTGCACGATTAGCTTTATAATCTGGAAATATCTTTTTTCTCCGTTTACTTCCACCTTTACCATCAAAACAAATAATAACTCTAGTAGGCTTTAATTGTCGTATTGCAGCTGCAATTGATCTTAAAAATCCTGTAACTCCTCCAATATGATCTCCATCATCATTTAAAGCTGGTATTGCACTAAATACACGGATAAAAGTGTTGAGGCCATCAAATATTAATATGTTACTATTAACGTCTGTTACCTCAACACCTTTTTCATGTTCTGATATAACTTGCTTAAACAATTCTTTATATCGGTTCATTATCCCTCTTCATTTACAAATTCCTCTTCAATTTCGATATCATCAATCCCAAAATCCTTTCCTGGTTTATACGCTAAAATATACGCATCACAGATAGCTTGGTAAATTTCATCTTTAAGTTTTTCATCTTCTTCAAGTTTACTCTGAAAATCTTTAGATAAAAATTTTACTTCTGTTCCATCTGATTTTGTATATGTATACCAGGCACCAGCTGCATTTACTAAACCATAAGTTTTCATAACATTTAGCCAACCACCATAATTATCAATACCTGATTCAAAATAGATATCATAATCAATTGATTTCAAAGGCGGTCCTAATCGATTTTTAACCACTTGGCATCTAGTTTTGATACCAATAACTTGGTCTACGCCATCTTTTTTTACTTTAATCTGGCCCATCGATTTTAAACGTAACCGTACTGATGCATGAAATGGAATTGCTTTACCTCCAGAAGTTGTCCATGGATCTCCAAAGGCGATACCCAATCTTGAACGAAGCTGATTAGTAAAGATAAGACATATCTTTTCTCTTCCAATCATATTTGTAATTTTACGCATACCTTTTGATAAAATAATAGCTTTGCTAGTTGCCCAACCATCTTTATCATAATCTGCGGCTTGTTCAATTTTTGTCGAAGCTCCCATTACTGAATCTACTACTATCGTAACCAATCTATCTTTATTAGATTTTCTTACTGATTCAATAATACTTTCTATAGCTTCAAAGATATCCTCAATGTTGTCCAATGGTACATAGAGCATTTTCTCCAGGTCTAAACCTATTGCTTCGAGAAACTCTCGGCTAACAGCATTTTCTGTATCAATGTAAACGGCCAATCCATCTTTTTCTTGAGTATTGGCCAATGCATGTGCTGCTAATAATGATTTACCTGATGCTTCTAATCCTGTGATTTCCGTAATTCGTCCTACTGGAAATCCTCCTTTTGGTCTATTAGATATTGCCAAATCAAGCATAGAAGAACCTGAACCTACCCAGCCTTTAACATCACTGGGCGAATCCGTGTCTCCATCTAAAAAATACGCAACTTTAAAGTTTGAATTTTTAAACTTCTTGTTAAGATTATTTGCTAACTCTCCAGCCAGTTCATCGACTAGCTGTCCTTTTGACTTTGCCATTTATAACCCCTGTTTTATTTATTGAATAATTCATCAAACGCGCCTGCAACGTCATCGACATTACTTACGCCAGCAGTTACAGGTTCAGATGTAGTTGAGTTAGTTTCCGTAGATGTAGTTGGTTTGTCTTCATCTTCAGGATTCAACCATGCTTCAAGTGCAGCTTTAAGATCATCATACGATGGTTCTTTAAAGATTTTAGTCAATTCTGGTTGATCTCCCACAATTTTATCTAAAATATTTTTATCATCCGAAACATGTGATGTATTTGGTTTTACCCTAATACTTGTTTTTGGATAGCCACCACCTTCAGCAGGTGTAAATTCTACTACAATATCACGTCCATTAACTGGATCGGTAATATCGCCGTAATCTGGATCTGCAATAAATCCTAATAACTCTTGGTAAACTGTTTTTCCAAAACCCCAAAGTTTAACACCTTCAGATTCTAGCCCTCGAACTATAACTGGAACGTAAGTTCTCATAATTGGTTCAAGTTTTTTACCAAGTTTCCATTCATCAGAATTACCTGATGCTTTTAACTTTTCAGCAAACTCTGCAACCGGATCAGGTCGTCCATGAGTCATAGGAGAAAGATAATTTTTCTTTCCTAAATTGTAATGGAACAACAATTCATTGAACGGATTTTCCTTATTATATTGATAAGGTACTATTCGTACGATTTGTTTCCCAGGATCTGGTTTCCAAAGATTATTTTGCTTTGTAGTTTGTGATTGTAACTTGTTGAGTTTTGCTTTAATAGCGTCTAAATTAATTGCCATTTTTTATTCCTCCATTTTTAATTGTTATTAATTATACTTAATATATGAACTTTTATTCGTATATCCTAAGGATTTCTGAAAAAAGTTTGAAAAATTTTTATTTATTATTTTTTAATTTTTATCGGTACCGTTCAAAGGAGCCTCTTTCAACTGTCCATTTGATATTGCCGTCTGCATCAATCTTTGCATCAAGAGCAACTAAATCAGCATTAGCTTTACCAAGCCGGGTATTAATCCATGCCAATGTAAATGCAGTCCAGTCCGGTGAATTGTCTGGATGTCTAACATTTTCAAGAAACTCTAAAAACTCGTTTTGATCTAACATAGCTATTTTCATCATCTGAGTATCGTCTAATGTTTTAGCTTCAACGAATAACTTTTTATCAGTGGTGGCTACTCTGGCTTTAAATAATCGTTTATATTGTTCTTGTAAATTCATTTTCATCCAACTGCGTCCCATGACGCTCTTCCTATAATTGCATTTAACGGACCATATTCACGCCTTGTAAGTTTCGGCCCTTTTCCAAGGTTCCATTTAGCGTAAAGATCTGTTTTTCCTTCATCTTCTAGATATTGTTTTAATAGCTTTAAGCCGTTTTTTACCCTTTTTGGAGATCTTTTAGGCCATCCTTTATGGCCCATCAACTGATCATAATATTGAATAACATCTTTACTGGTATAGTCCGGATAATCATCACCTGAAGTATCACCATTAACTTCTTCACCATCATCCAATTCATAACCTTCATCGTTAAATTTTTGTAGAATTGCACCATATATATCATAAGCATCTAACTCTTCAAGATTTTCATCACCTATGG